TATGAACCAACTCGTTTGTCTTCATACTATGACTACGAATCTATGGAATATACTCCTGAGATTGCAGCGGCTTTGGATACTTACGCTGAAGAATCAACAACCGTTGATGAGAATGGATACATGCTTCAGATTTATTCTGATTCACCTCGCATCAAATCAATATTGGGAGATTTGTTCAACAACTCGTTGGATATCAATACCAACCTACCGATGTGGACAAGAAATACCGCTAAGTATGGTGATAACTTTGTATTCTTGAAGTTAGATCCTGAAAAGGGTGTTGTTGGATGTTTACAACTTCCAAACATTGAAATGGAACGTATTGAAGTTGGTATGAGAGGTAGGGCATCTTCGGGAGCCTCTTTAGCTGGCACAGGTGACCATGTACAAAGTCTTACTTTTACTTGGAAAAACAAACAACTTGAATTTAACTCATGGGAGATTGCCCACTTTAGATTGTTGGGTGACGACAGAAAACTTCCTTATGGTACTTCGATGTTAGAAAAGGCCAGAAGGATTTGGAAACAATTGGTTCTTGGTGAGGATGCGATGTTGGTATACCGTGTATCAAGAGCTCCTGAAAGACGTGTTTTTAAGGTTTACGTGGGTAACATGGACGATGGAGATATCCAACCATATGTACAGAGATTTGCGGCTCAGTTTAAGAAAGATATGATCACAGATCCAAGTACTGGTAATGTTGATATGAGATTCAACCAAATGGCGGTTGACCAAGACTTCTTTATTCCTGTTCGTGATCCAGCGGCACCTAATCCAATTGAAACTCTTCAAGGAGCGCAAAATCTATCTGAAATTGCCGATATCGAATACATCCAAAAGAAACTATTGACCGCACTTAGAATACCTAAAGCGTTTTTGGGATTTGAAGAAGTTGTTGGTGATGGTAGAAACTTGTCTCTACAAGACATTCGTTTTGCTCGTACTATCAATCGTATTCAGAAGTCTATGATTGCTGAATTGAATAAGATTGCGATTATCCACTTGTTCTTGTTAGGATTTGAAGATGAATTGGGTTCATTCCAACTTAGTTTGACAAATCCATCAAAACAAGCGGACTTGTTGACCATCGACGTTTGGAAAGAAAAGATGTTGTTGTATAAGGATGCGGTTATGCCGATTGAAGGTATTGCACCAGTTTCACAATCATGGGCTAAGAAACACATCTTAGGATTCTCAGATGAAGAAATCAAACTTGATTTACAACAACAAAGAGTTGAAAAGGCAGTTGCTACTGAAATTCAAAATACTCCGAATGTAATTACCAGAACCGGTATCTTTGATACTGTTGATAAGTTATACGGAAATGGTAAACCGGCTGTCACAGGTGAAACTGAAACCGTTGGTGTTGATGCTGAATTTGGTGAATTACCAACCGAGGCACCAGAAACTGGATTTGAAGCACCAGCAGGTGAAGAAGCACCAGTTACTCCTGAAACGGTTGAAAAAAGGATGAATATCATCGTAGAAAAAAATGATTTGGGTGTGATATCAGAGATCGATTTAGAGAAAGGTAGACGATCTTTAGGTGAAATTGAAAAAGAATTACGTAAAATCATTGACTAATAATATTTATTATAAAAAGTTTTGCAATGAAATTCGGAGAAATATTATCCAAAATAGAAAACAAGTTGGTTGGTTCTTATGTGAACGAAACCTTCAAAAAAGAAATGAATACCTTCAAGAAGAATATCTTGGAGAATAAAGAAGTCAGTTCAGTATATCATATCTATAATCAACTCAACACCAAACAAGGTTTGGAAAAAGAAGTTGCAGATCTTTTTGTAAATGAAAGTCTTCGTCAGATTGAGAGGAGTTTATCCAAAGCAAATTTCACTGAAATCAATAAGTGGGTAAAAGATGTTGTTTGTGAAAACCAATATCAAGATGTTGATAATTTAGTTTATACAAAACCAAATACAATTTTGGAGTCAGTATCAAGTAGAAAAAATGTAATCAACAAATTGATGGAAAAACAACAAGTACAAGAGTCTATCAATTTACCAATCGATTCTATCTTTAGAATTGCTGGAAAACAACTTGAAAATTATATTGAAAATTTGGATGAAAGTTCAAAGCAAGATTTATCAAAAGTTTTGATGACAGAAGATACTGAATTGTCAAAAGAATTTACTGATTTGAAAACAAAAACAATTGATGCATTATCACACATCACTTCTGTTGAAGATGAGGTAACAAAGAACAAGTTGACCGAAACAATCCAACAAATTCAAAACGAAGAATATTCTAAAATCAATTATGTAAGACTATATAGTCTCTACAACAATATTCAGTAAGTTTCCTGATCTTTTTTACTTTGGACGTACTTGGCGTTGTTTATTTGATTACGCCTCTTTACAGACTTCTTTTCAAAGTATTGTCCATCTCTCAGATGATTTAATTGTTTGGTTTTAATAACCTTACCTTTTAGCACTTTGAGTGCTTTTTCAATATTATTATTCCTGACTTCTACTATGAGCATATCTTATAAATAATCGCTTGTTGAAAAAAATTTGACCAAAGACCACTTTGGTGATATATTTTATTCATCAATAAACATATGAGTATTAAAAATAATATATGAAAAAAGGTAAAACCTCACGTTTAGTAGGATTTCCTGACGCTAAAATTAACTATGGAACAGTTGATTCCAAAAATTTAAAGTCAATTTATCTAAACATTCAAAGTTGGGTCACCCCCAAGGATGAATACGAAAATGTGGAACGTGTTGTTTCCACATTTGGAAAATCAATAAAGAATTCTGTATACGAGGTATTGGATAGAAGTATGTTCAAAGAAAAATATATTGTAGATTTAGATCTTAGAACAAGTGGTATTACATATGGAAAAAAGAGTTTCATGAATTTAGAGATCACTCTATTCTTCAATACTGAAATTGAATTCAAAGATCCAAAACTGAAACTATCCCTTAAAAAAATTGCTAGAGAAATCTACGTCAATAGTTTCAAAAAATCTTCCTATTTTGACTTCACCATTTCAAAAAAAGTAAAAGAACTATAATCAGTATATTTATATCTAAAAGATATCTATATGCGAATTTTAGGTCCAAGTGAAATTGGTAAGGGAATATTGATTGAGATGGATGCGGGACATATCTCGCCCAACCACGAATTCAACAAGTCAATTATCGAGGAATCCAACAAAAATATGTTGGACTATTCAAAACCATTTGAGTTTTATGCCGTTCTTCAAAAGTACAACACACCAAACAGAAATGGTCGTGTATATCCTGAGAGAATCCTCAAAAGAGAGGCGGATAACTACAAGAAAATGATCGACAAGGGAGTTGCCCTGTCTGAACTTAATCACCCTGAATCATCACTAATTGATTTGGATCGTGTATCACACGCAATCAACGAGATTTGGTGGGACGGACATATCCTTATGGGTAAACTCAAACTCCTTACCTCACCAGGTTTCCACGAAAGAGGTATTGTATCAACCAAAGGTGACCAAGCAGCAAACCTTCTTCGTCAAGGAGTAACCTTGGGTATTTCATCTCGTGGTGTAGGATCTCTGAAGAAAATCGGTGAACAAAACGAAGTACAAGACGATTTTGAACTAATCTGTTTTGATTTGGTATCATCACCATCTACACCAGGGGCTTATCTCTTTACAGACGTAAAAGACAGAAACAACTTTGAGGAGAACTTAGAGGAAGAAAAAATGGCAAGAATATCATCTACATCACAAAGTTCTGGAAAAGGTATGGACCGCTCTATTGACTTATTGAATAAATTGAACCATTATTTAAACAGATAATTTAAAACCAAAAAAAATCATGGACGAAAAATACTTTGTTGCAAAAATCACTTATGACCTTCCCGATGAGAACACAGGAAAGATCAAAAAAATCAGAGAAGAAAAACTCGTAAGAGGATTCAACGTAACTGACGTTGAAGCTAAAGTTACCGCAAGATACGCTGGTTTCCCACACGATTGGAGAATCACATCTGTGTCTGAAAGTAAGATCGATGAGGTTGTAGAAAAGTAATTTTTACACTAACTAAAAATAATCCTCCACCAAAAGTGGGGGATTTTTTATTTTAATTTGTTTGTTATATCCATAAAAAAGAATTTTTTACAAATTGGATATATTTATAAGGTAAATTATTCACAATTTAAATTATGGCAGACAACAAGTCATTAGTCGAGGAAGCACTACTACAAATGAAAAATTTGGAACAAGTAGTCGCTGAAAATGCAAAAGGAATACTTGCTTCAACCATGAAGGAAGAAATCTCTGAACTAGTAAAAGAGTCTCTGAAAGAGGCTGAACACGATGAAGAAATGGATATGACTGAAATGGATGAGCAAGACGCTGAGGACATTTTAGGAATTGATATGGATTCGGAGGAAGAATCTGATGAAGATGATGAAATGGAAATGGATTCCGAAGAGGATGAAATGGAAATGGATTTTGACTCTGAGGAAGATGAACTACCAATCGATTTGACGGATGCATCTGACGAGGAAATCTTAAAGGTTTTCAAGGCGATGAGTGATGAGGATGGAATTATCGTTACACAAGACAATAATCAAGTTCACATCGAAGATGAGGACGAAGACGTTGAGTACATTATCCAAATGGAAGGCGAAGAAGAGGAAGACTCTATGGGCGAAGAAATGGACGAGCAAATGGACATGGACGTTGAAGTTTCAGATGACGAAGAAATTTCAGACGAAGAATTGGATCAAATGATCGCAGACATTTTCAATGAAACTGAAATGGGTGAAGGAATGGGACATGATTCTGAGTACACTGAAGAAATGGACGAAGAGATGGATGAGGTAGTTTACGAGATCGAAATGGACGAAGAGGAAGACATGGATGACATGGATGACATGGATGACATGGATGACTCTGATGTTAATGAAGGTAAAATGACCATCAAACCAGTTATGGGTAACCTAAAATCAGCTAAACTAACTACCAAGGCAGAAACTAAGGAAGGAGCAATCGAACCAAAGGGACGTGCTAAGGGAGTTGGAATGAACCTTAAACCTAAGAAATTTGAATTCACCGAAGAGGAGATGGAAGAAGCTAAGGACAAAAATTATGGTTCTAACAAAGACGAATACAAGCGTAAGACTGTAGACGGAGTTAAGAAAAAGGCTGGCGAAGGTAAGGACGGACACTACAAAGACTACGAAGGTAAATTCGGAGGTAACAAAGGTGATAAGTCTAAAACACATCCTGGTAAGAAAGATTACGAAAAGTCTGAAGCTAAAGAAGCAGCAAGAACTTACGGATTCGGTTCTAAAGATGGTCGCGGTTTGAGAAAAGGAGTTTCTAACAACAGAAACTACGATTACACAAAAGGTGCTGCTAACGTTAACGAAGAAGTTCAAAGATTAAGAGAGAAAAACGAAGAATATCGTAAGGCTCTTAACGTGTTCAGAGAAAAATTGAATGAAGTTGCTGTGTTCAACTCAAACTTAGCTTATGCTACAAGATTGTTTACCGAACATACAACTACGAAGCAAGAGAAAATTAATATTCTTAGAAGATTTGACAATGTTGAAACTTTGAAGGAATCCAAGTCTCTCTACAATTCTATCAAGAATGAACTAAACAACACGACTCAAAACGTTGTGACTGAATCAGTAAGTAAGATTGAAAAATCACCGGCTTCAGGTTCAGCTCAAAACTTGATCGAGTCAAAAACGTATGAGAATCCTCAGTTCTTAAGAATGAAGGACATCATGCAAAAAATTGCAAAATAAACATACCTAAAAAAAATATTAAAATGGGTGCATTATTAGAAAGTGGTCTTGTTGGTAACATCGGCATGAAGCATTTGAAAGTTATCAAAGAAGACACAATCAACAAATGGGACAAATTAGGATTCCTTGAGGGTCTTAACGGTCACTTAAAAGAAAACATCGCTCAGTTGTATGAAAACCAAGCTTCACACTTAATCAACGAAGCTTCTTCAACTTCTGACTCAGGTTCATTCGAAACTGTAGTTTTCCCAATCGTTAGAAGAGTATTCTCTAAATTACTTGCTAACGACATCGTATCTGTACAAGCTATGAACCTACCTATCGGTAAGTTGTTCTACTTCGTACCTAAAATCCAAGGTTACTCAGGTGGTACTGAAAACCAATTCAGTGGTAATCACTACCCACCAGTAGGTGCTCCTGGTTACGCAAGTGCGAACAACCAAGGTAATCCAAACGCTGGTTACACTGAAGTTCCTGCAGGTGCTGCTGGTTACAACGATATCTTCACTAAAGACTTGTATGACTTGTTCTACGAAGGTAACGAGGCTGGTTTGAATCCTCCAGGATTGTTCGATTACTCAAAAGGTAAGTGGTCAGCTATCACAGCAACTACTAATACTGTAGTATGGGACAATAGCGTGTTGATCCCTTCAGGATACCCTGAAAACAACTACAGAAAGGTTATCATCGAAATGAGTGGTTTCTACTCAAACGGTGCTGGTCAGTTGATCGGACCTAACGGTAATACTATGGATACCGAAGAATTCCTTTCAGGATTGGTTATCCTTCCAACTACAGCAACTTCAGGTCAAGAAGGTTGGGGATTGGGAACGGGTGCTATCTTGTTCAATGTTGTTACTCAAAGATACGGTAAAGGTATTGTAGAGTACGGAAGAAATGCTCAAACTGTATGGCCAACTTCAGGTTCTGGTGGTCAGTACAATGACATCTGTAATGCTGACGGTAAGATCTACTTGGAGCTTGACCTTCAGACTCCAGTTTGTGTTGAGTGTGGTCAGACATCTCCTGATGGTTACACTGGTACTACATTCTCAGCTTCTTCAGCTAACACAGCAGCTTTCGTTGCAATCTACAGATTGTACAAGGAGCTTGAATTCGAAGATCAAATCGGTGAAGTTTCTTTCGACCTTGAGTCAGTAACTGTTTCTGTTACAGAAAGAAAACTTAGAGCACAATGGTCTCCTGAATTGGCACAAGACGTTGCAGCATTCCACAACATCGACGCTGAAGCTGAATTGACAGCTTTGTTGTCTGAGCAAGTGGCTGCTGAAATTGACCGTGAAATCTTGAGAGATTTGAGAAAAGGTGCGGCGTGGGATCTACGTTGGGACTACAACGGATGGAAGAGACTTTCTTCTTCAGGTACTACTCCTTACACTCAGAAGGACTGGAACCAAACGTTGATCACAGCTATCAACCAGCTTTCGGCTCAAATCCATAAATCAACTCTTAGAGGTGGTGCTAACTGGATCGTTGTATCTTCGGAAGTATCAGCTATCTTCGATGACTTGGAGTACTTCCACGTGTCTAACGCGTCTCCTGATCAGGATCAGTACAACATGGGTATCGAAAGAGTTGGAACATTGGCAGGTAGATACCAAGTTTACCGTGATCCATACTTCCCACCTAACCAAGTTTTGATTGGTCACAAGGGAACTAGCTTGTTGGACACTGGTTACATCTACGCTCCATATGTACCTCTTCAGTTGACACCAACTATGTACAACCCATACAACTTTACTCCTATCAAGGGTATCATGACACGTTACGCTAAGAAAATGGTTAACAACCGTTTCTACGGACGTATCACAGTTGATGGTGTTAGAACATTTGACCTACAATCTTTGAGATAATAGTCATAAATGTTATGAGTAAGGGAGGAGAAATCCTCCCTTTTTTATTTAAAAGATATTTATAATGATAATGTATAATATATGTCGAATTGCGTTTGTAGAAGAGTCAATATAAAAAACTTGATGCCGAGTAGAAATCTTGTGATTAACTATTCGAGATGTGCTGATGAATTGAGTGTTACAAACTACGCAATTCCTCCATTGGCAACAAGAGAAGTATGGTATATTGTCGGTTCATTTAGTACCGCAACTCCCGCCACATCATACGAATTCATAGATTTTACATTATGGCCTGAAGGATGTGATGACCCAACACCTGAAGGAGAGACTTATTACATTCTATATGAGGATGGAAACATTATGACAACACAAGATAATTTTGGGTTAGAATACCAATATTAAAAATAAAATGGCAAACAAAAAAATCTCACAATTACCTAATTTTACAGGATCTGTTCCTGGAGCATGGGTTGTAGTTAACAACGATACTGAAACTCAAACTTTTAAAGCCCAGGTACAAGATCTTCTTGGTACCTCAGGATCTTCAGGTACCTCAGGATCTTCAGGTAGTTCTGGTTCTTCAGGTACCTCAGGATCTTCAGGTATAAATGGTACCAATGGAACATCAGGATCAAGTGGATCCTCAGGGTCAAGTGGGACTTCAGGATCATCAGGTTCTTCGGGTACTTCGGGATCTTCAGGTGTTAATGGAACTTCAGGATCTTCAGGTGTTAATGGAACCAGCGGTAGTTCGGGTTCATCAGGTACAAACGGTACCTCAGGTTCATCGGGAACAAATGGAACTTCAGGTAGTTCTGGTTCTTCTGGAAGTTCGGGATCTTCTGGTGTGAATGGAACTTCCGGGTCAAGTGGTTCATCAGGGGTGAATGGAACTTCAGGTAGTAGTGGTTCATCAGGAACAAACGGAACGTCAGGTTCAAGTGGTAGTTCAGGTAGCTCTGGTTCTTCTGGTACATCAGGGACATCTGGAAGTAGCGGGTCTTCGGGAGTTAATGGAACGTCAGGTAGCAGTGGATCTTCAGGAACAAATGGAACGTCAGGTTCAAGTGGAAGTTCAGGATCAAGTGGTACTTCAGGGTCAAGTGGTTCTTCAGGTGTGAGTGGAACTTCAGGATCGTCTGGAACATCAGGCTCAAGTGGTTCTTCAGGTATAAATGGAACGTCAGGA